GGTAGATCATATAAAAGATAATGCAACCGTCTATGAAATACCACCCGGAGGAGGAAAATAAACTATTCGTAAAAAACATAATGACAAATATCCAATACTATATAAAATGAGTTCAAAAACCTACCGTTTGGATGTTATTGACGAAGACCAAATATATATATGTTTCGGACTTGGGTGCGCCAATTTGGGGTTTTTAACTCAAGGCTTCCATGGGTTTTCCATGAAAAACGAATGTTGTTGTTTTATGCATGAATGTTGTTTATTGAATCGAGATCATCTTACCTGTTGTGACAAATTAGAAGGACATCATATCCGCATTGGGTGTTTATGTGATGCAGTAACTATCAAAGTACCAGATGTCCTTTGTAAGCAACAATGTCATTTCATGTGTTTAGTATGCGCTTGTTCCATACCACCCGATGATGAAGTTCCGTGTGTATTGGGATGCTGTTCCATTGTATGTGCCACAATGAAATGCAATATTGTATGTAAAAATTGCATGACATTTGGGCAATTACGCACATAAAAAAACGCTATACTCTTTGTTTTGTTTTTTTCTGTTTCCGTTTTCGTTTTCTGTGAATCACACATCAACTCGATCGCAACATCCGTTCATGTATATCATTAATCATATGGCTAACGTCGTAACACATCTCCTCAGCATAATCATTGTATCGAAAGTCTTTACAATTCTTATGCATGAATGCAGCTAACAATCTCTCATAAGGCAATTTATTGATTTCCGTAATTCGTTTTGTTAATTGTTGTACTTGATCTTTGTTTTCATCGTATATCACATCCGTATCATTGTAGTCCGTAACATCGTTCATATTCGATAAGTGGAAGTTGTCTTTCTCGAGTTCTTCTTCATTCAATCTTTGATGAAACCATCGTAGACTGAACAACGACTCATCCTCATCTGTCATAAACATCCTTCCAAAGTTATAATTTCGTCTGTATTGACTGTCGACAGAATCCCCATCATTGTGATTAAATTCTTCTTCACCATCATCCGATTCATATTCTGAATCATCTAAACCTTTGTCCGGTTCTTCTATAAGCTGGTGTCGACAACATGGACACGAATACCCATTATGAGCTGTGTGCATCATGAAACAATTTCCATGAAACTGGTGTCCACATTGTGTTGTCAAACAATTTACCTGTGTATCCAATGCCTCCCAACATATAGGACAGTTCACCAAAGACATATTCAATTTTAATACATATAACTTGACGATTTGGGTTATAACACAAATATATTTAGCAATTCCATATCAATTTTTCAAAGTTTCTGATGAAAATCATTGCCGTATTTTCGGATAATCCAAATAAAATATACGTACAATATATAATGGCACTTTTCGACAAACACATAAAAACATTAAATAATTATAGGAACGATCCGCGAATAAAAAGCGATATACAAGGATACGATATACTAACAAAAAAGGAGTTTATAACGTGGTTTGGGTATACGACTTATCGTAGAAGCAAAAGTGTAAAGAAAAATAAAAAAGCAAATGAATCACTTATTTTTAAGCTTCTCTCCGAAATATGTATAGGAATTAACCATGGTTATGTTGAGGATACATGGGGTCATGTGCAAAATCCAAACAGAAACAACCTAGCATCGAACAAATACAATTCAGAAACTCGAGAATTACGTCAAGATAATTTCAACAAAGAGGATGAAAAGTTTGATCTAATAGTTAGCGTACAATCAGGTATATCACCAAATGCAAGCCCAGATGACAAGGTAAATGCAATCAACACTTTTATTGTCACAGAATTAGGAGAATGTAAGAAAAAGCCAAATACCATAAGTGTAAATTTGATTTGTAGCAAAGAAACAAAGCCTTCGCTTCAAGGTCACTATTTAATGGCAGCTCTATTATGCTGTGTAAAAGCATCAAAATATGATAAAGAAGTGGTTTTGGAATTAGCATCGAAATATTCTAATATTTCAGGGTTTAAAAGCTATTCGAGAGTAGGGTTTGACCGCGATGCATCTTTATTTGGGGTTGACTGCTTTTCCGACATCAATAATTTACCTATGTCAGTCAATGTTGCAGAGTTAACCATAGATCAAATCATCGATTTTGCTGTAAATAAACGTGATAAGAATCTCATAAAAGAAGATCTCGGCAAATATTTCTATACACTACCCAGATTAGACCATAAGGTGGTCAAACCAATATGGAAAACAGCGAATTATTATCACGAATTAGATGTAAACAGAGAACCTGATGAGAGTAATGATTATAAAAAAATCATAGACGGAGCAACTACCAAAGAAGATAAAAAAAATAAATTGTTACTTCATGTAAAATCTATACCACATACACCATTTAATACACCGGTTATGAAACGCAGACGCACTAGACCAACAAATGAGAAAAAAACGAAATTATTATTTAACACTGCAGTAAATGCAGCATTATCAACCAGTAACGTAACAAAACGTCAAAGTAAGAAAAAACGAAAAGCAGAAAAACAAACAGTCGGACGTCTCGCAAAGGAAAAACTTGCAAAAGTGGCGAAATCTCAGACTCGGTCAACTACGCCTCGAAAATCTCCTAGTACAAGATCTACACAAAGAACAAAGCCATCCTCTAGAAGTAAGTCACGTGGAAGAGTGCCTAGACGAGACGACTGAAACCAAAACAGAAAAAACATTTCTTACAATTCGCTTCTAACCAACATTTGTACTATTTAGAAAGGTACATGTATATGTATATGTATATGAACATACATAATTCGATACAAGAAAAGGTTGGTGTATATTATTGTAACGATTGTGATCAAAAATGGTATTGTGTACTTACAAACCCAGATATGTATAAAACGTGTATGAAATGTAATAAATCTTATTTTCCAAAACAATGGTATCATAAGATAAAAACAAGTAACTGATTGTATGAATGGATTGATACAAGAAAAAGGGATGTGTGGGATATATGAACGGCTTGGTTGATAGGTTGTGATAGTGTTGGTAGGGTGTCACTTTTTCTATTTTTTCAAACATAAGACAAGATGTATTTGGCGACATCAGAGCCAACGACCAATTGTAACTTAAACTCGGTTTGCATAATAGCACTTCTGTGCATATCCATTATACGATTGTATTGGGTCAGAAACGCATCTACGTTTTTTTTTACAATGTTTAAATATTTTTTATCACGAATACTTGTGTGTAGGTCAGAATATCCTGATTTCTTTTTTTTGATGTTTTTCAAGGCATAGTCCCAAAATGGACGTAGTTCTGTACTTGCGTATAGATAGGGTACTTGTTTGAGCAAACGAACACTCGAACGATCCCCCGCCAGTAATACTCTTTGAATTTTCTGTAAATGTGGTAGTAAGAATTCTAAAGACGATACATAAACTGCAGTTACATTGGCAGCATCGTTGTCTGTTAAACCAATATCCAAAGCCTCTAAATATACTTCTCTCGCTTTTGTTTTTTGCATGACCTTCATGTCTTTTTCCAACTTTTTTTTCTTTCGATACATGGGATAAAGACCCTGCCAAAATTTGTCCTCCAGTTTGTCTGGACGAACTTCTTGGTTAGTCGCACTTGGTGTCATCTTTGAAATACTTAGTCTTAGTGTCATTGTATATTATTGTTCAATTTGATTGATTTATATTATAGACTATCGATTAAAAAAAATCTGTCAATTTTTTGTTGGTCAAGCGTTTACGTTCTATGCAAACCAAACAGACAAAACGTTTCTTACAATTCACTTAACCGCAAATCCACCAACTCCATTTCTAACATATGAGACAAACGAGATATATTCACGATTCTATACGACGGAAGAGAAGGATGGAAACAAGCAATGTACATTCCATGTATTTTCATATCATATTCTGATTCCAATATGATACGATAGATATTTAATTGTAGTATATACGCATTTATCAAAGAAGGCTGCATTTGAGACAAATTATCTGTAGGAAACTCGATTACACTTGGCATATCTTGTTTGCTACGCTTCCAATCGTAGAGCCAAAATTGCTCATCTTCATCCACAAATACTACGTCTACTATCCCTCGCCATTTTAAATCGGATATTTCAATGGGTTCTTCTACAAAGAAAGGGCGCAAGTGGTCATGATCGTTTACAAATGATAAAAATTGCCGGAACTCGATTGTATCGTTTGATACAGAATCATGTTTGAGATACCGCTCGATATCCTTGTGAAGGCGTATACCGCTCTCTGGTACACATAGATTATCATTGGGTGTAGCTTTTAAAAAGGTTCGAATCCATGTAGTCACACCATTATACGTGTTGTCTGTATATTTACTGAAAAACCACCTGGACATATTGCATGTCACTTCCGTTTATTTAATTTGTGATTTTGAGACAAAAACTATTTTTTATTTTTTATTTTGTTTCACATTTTGGACTCGTAACTTTTCGACTCCTCGTAACTTTTCGATTCCTCGTAACTTTTCACGCTTTCTTCATACACGATTCACATTGTAAAAACGTTTTCCAGTATTTGCGTATTGCATTGATAGATGATTTCTTGGTTCGAGTCTTAGTCATTGTTTTATGTGCAACCTTGCGCCTTTTACAACTAGGACATTTGGCTTCTTTCTTTTTGAACTTTTCAATCACTCGTTGTGTCTGTTTTGGTGTTTTTCGTTTTGGTGTTTTTCGTTTTGGTGTTTTTCGTTTTGGTGGCATTTTATATAGATTCATATTTTGTTTCGAGACAAAATGTGAGCATTCGACTAAAATACGAAAACCATGATTAAAACGAGATAAACTATAAAATTGATTCTCTTTGTTTTACAACCAAACTATACATAACCCTAACCCTAGATAAACTATAAAATTGATAGTACACTGTACATAGATTCTACATAACATAGATTCTACATAAATATCATAAATCATGAAAGACATCGAAAAACGAAAAGGCGTTAATAAACTTTTTATAACTTTGCCTCAAGAAGGGGCATGCTATGTAGTGGTAAAAGAGGCCCTCTACATACCACTGGTAAACGCATTAGTGGCTCGTATGACAACACAACAACTTCAAANTACCGTACAAGAGTGTAGAGGCGTCAAATACATCGCATTCCCAGATATAAAAAAATGTTTTCATCTGGTTGGAATCGAAGAAGAAATCGATCACAATGTACGAAATTGTATTTGTGGGGTTTCTATTGTTCATGTCTATAAGATATACAACATAGACGAANCGATTGCTACGTACAACCAACATCCCATTGGATGTGAATGTATCAAACACTGGTCCGAAGATGAACATAAACGTATAAAACGTCAAAAGAAACGCAAAGACCATCTCGAAAAAGATCCATTCTCCACGTTTTGTTTTATGTGTAATCAGAAAACAAATGTACGCGATTGTCCATGTAAACATGACTTCGAAAATATAGAAGTCAAACGAAAAGCCTTTGGAGGATGGGCAGGAATATATCGTAAAAAAGGCGGAATGGATCGGATTCCAATCGGGCAATTGGTCAAAAACAAGACCTATTATTGGGTATTAAAAGAACAACGCAAAAACCCGCGAATCAAAAGTTGGATGTATTGGGTGTTGAATGGCGGTCTCGATCATGATCGACACAAGGTGTGTGAGAAATTACACAACTATAAGATGTTCATGGAAGCCGATAAACAAACCGAATAGGAAAAGATCGAATTCGAAGAAGAAATCGAAGCTGAAGAATTAGAAGTCGATGGCCAACAATATTGGTTGGATAACGGAGACATATACAAATATATTGATGAATCAAGCTGTGGTGAAAAACTCGGAAACATGATCAATGGCACATTGGTCTTTTGTTAGATGTAGTATATGAATTTGTATCTGATTTTGTATCTGATTTTGTATCTGATTTTGTTAACTTTAAATTACACACTTGTAGTAAGCTTTTTTTTTAGTGAGTTTCGTAGTCTCATTTTGAAATGGCGTGTACAGAAAGCACGGAAAGCATAGAAACAATCCACATGTGTATATATAGTGTATCAAAAGTTAAAAAATTGACGAAAACACCACAAACACCACAAACACCACAAACACCACAATGGATACTCTTATTGAACGCAGTAAAAACAATGCGGAATTGACAAAAACACTCGCATTGGTCAATGCCTTGCCTGATGACATTATGCGGAAAATATACGAGGATTATTTTGAAGGCAAAGAGTTATGCGACGAATTTCTACAAAGATTGAAATGCGAAGACAGTCAGCGATTACGTTATATGAAAATGATTGACATTACCGAACGTGTACTAGATCACCCGTGTGTGGTCGAGTACTTGTGCAAAAAATCCAAACCATTCAGATATTACTACAAAGAACATTTCATATTACATAAAAAACATTTTGTTCTTTTACCTCCATTACAAAGCTTTATTTTGTGTATTTTAATGACACTGTATCATTAGTTTTGTTGGTCTTGTTCTTGTTCTCGGGTTTTTTACCCAATCAATATATTTTCTATTTATACTACAAAATATAGCATGACCTCGAAAGAAGAAGCCATCGAACAATT